CTTTTAAATCTGCTCTGTTGGACTTTTAAACCAACTTATTGCCTAGATTATGAAACTAATGGAAAACTCAAGCACTTTTGTGCTTCGACCTCTCAATGGTTAATAACCATGTCATCAAGGAATAAAATTTATCAAAAAGTATGCTTCGCTATCGCCAAGTTTAACTGAATCCGGAATTTCCGGGAGAACAGAAATGTCCTCCTTATTAATCCGAAACAGTTTACTATCAGCAGTGATGATGCCATATTGCCCTACTCTTGTTTTGTGCAATGTAGCATTCCAAATCACAGCTTCGAAATCGCGTTGCTTATATGTTACAAAGAATCTTGGTTTCACATCAAGATCAAAATTGAATATATCTGAATCTTTAGAATTATTCGCGTGCGAACCAGAACTAACGTTAGGTTCAGTGCGGGAAGGTGGTGTCACATCATCTTTCTTACGATTCTTTCTCCTGACCTCAGGTCGGCGCGTAACGCTGCCAGACTTGTCAGAATTTACAGCCTCATCTTTAATAGAAGATTCCGGGGTTTTGTAGACGCTCAGTTCGGAAATACCTGGAACCATTCCCGAACTCACGGGTTTCCCGAAGTGAAGATATTCATGAAACCGTCAAACTTGATATAGGCGATAATCATGACCTCCGCTCCGGCTGAACACTCCAAATACAAGTTAAAAGCAGGATGCTCTGAACTAGGTGGTTGAATCTGCCTAGAATAAATCCCAGGTGGAACAAGCTCATGCAGTTGTTGAACTCCTGCGTTGAACTTGTTGCTTGTGATATTCAATCCTCCATTTGCTGCTGCTTGTTTGTGAGTGACAGTTGCCCCCGAATTATAAGTTCCAAAACTAATGCTCAATCCTTCGGTTGGTAATTTGAAGAGTATCTCTATCTTGATAAGATCAACTCTCCCCATTCCAGTCAATTGATTGCTAAGTATAGTACTCATCGTGCTACATACAGAAACCTTGCTACTAGTATTCAACTCTCTCGTTATTCGTACATTGTAAGGAAGTGTCATAGTTTGTACAGCCTCCTGCGGTGCAGGAGGCAATAATTTGTCATTATTGCGATTCTCTGTCGTCATAATTGATGGTGTCGACCTTTGTGTGGTTTATGCACTATTTATGGCACCTAATAGTCTTCTCCGAAATCTCTTGGACTATCCACCATTTCAACAATTGATTGATTGGTAATAGGAGTTTGGTCACCTGATCGTAACCAAACATCAAAGAATTTAACGAATGCACTTTCTTGCTGCGGAGAATATTCTCTTTCCTCATACTGAGTCACTTTAGCCCAGTTAAAGGATTTGGCCACTTTGCTCAACTTCTTCGCATTGAAGAAGAATTTATTGAGTGCCACCACATGCTCTAGATGTTCCGGTGTCATTACCGTCACCAAATTGTCTCCCATATTATACAACGCTATCCAGTGTTCAAAATATCCGAGAAGAACATCATCCAATTTTCCATATTCCAAATGCATTTGTAGCCTTCGGAAAAGTATCCTTGGATTCTTGTATATGAAACCCTTCTTGATTATGAAAGTGCAGAACTCTCCTTGAGTGCTAGTGTAACGTTTTTCCTCAGCTCTGTCTGAACTTTCCCACATTTTGTACGTTTCTGAGACGATCCCGGCTTTCGGCTTACAGGTATCATCTCCTCCATTTGCCATTCTCTCCCCGGGTCTCATGTCAAATTTCAGACATTCTCTTGCGGCACTACCGACTGAATTGATCAAATAAGTGAAAATCTCACCAGATAAAGTCATGATCCCCATCAGGATCGTTCGCGTCTTGAAGTCCAATTTAGATTCAACGTAAAAATCTATCAAATCCTGCGGAATGCTAAAGAAACGCATTAACTCTGAAAACATGACTACATAAGCGCCCGTCATTGCTGTGTCCTGAGAAACCAAATCATTCATCTCCCACTCTGTCTCGTCTGGTATTCCGGCAATCCAATGTTCAAAGTCACTTTGTTGCTTCTTAGCATATAGGAACCAATAACTTGGCGTGTTCTCAAGGATCTTGTCTAACAAATAGATACCTAGAGGACCCATCTTGAACAAGTATTTGTCTCCAGTCACAAAGATCGTTTGTAAAGGTTTAGCCGGTTTGAACCCCTCATCTTTCAATTTGATCTGCGTCTTTGCAGTCAACATTCCCGAGAATTCTGGTTCTGATCTAGGTAAACTAGCCTTTTGAAGTGCCTGACTTCGATCAGCTCTTCGTTCTTGGAAAGTCTGAATAGCTAAATTGTATTGATACTGATTGAATCCAACTGGGCTCCTCCAGTTCAAGTAGCGTTTCAAAGCTTGCCATAAAGCCAGTCCATAGCCCGTTTCATCTCTCATCTCCATTTTGTTGAGATACAAGTTGCCTCGTCTTATCCTTTGCGCTACTCCAGCAGCAAAAGAAACAGGATCATCATTCGCGCTTTGTCTCAAACCTCCCGTCAAAGCATTAGGTATGAAGTATCTTGGATCTTGGTGTTTATCCTCAATTGCATTCAATTCCTTTGAGACCGCCGCCCTTGCTCTACGCCGACTGATGAATTGTTTAGTCAGCATTTTGATGTCAACCAATTTCTCCTCTATTGCATAACTATCCTTCCTCAACGTGAAAGCATCCGGTTTCTGATCGGAGAACATGCCTCTGACTTTTAGTTCCACATCGAAGTATCGATGTTTGTGATCTGAATAATTGAGTTCCATCAAAGCATCGAAGTCAGTTTGGGGCAAATGAGTCCTTAACTTCGCTGCTTTGACTTCTGGTTCAATCACTGGTTCTATTCGTAAAGGTGGTTCGATGACGTTGTCAATGTATGGTTTGAA